GAGGGCGTTGCTAAATTGTACACGTCGGTCAAGCGTGGGACTGGTCAAGGTGAGTGGCATCCGTATGATGAGTATGATGAGCCAGTTGGTTTTGAATTTGAACCGGCGGATAGTGACTCAACTTCTGTAAGTGGCAATACTTCGCCCGAAGCGTCTTTTGAAGATGCTGCAATCGAAGACATTGAGGAAGTTGATGAGGACGAAGGCGACGAGTCTGAACCGTTCAGTTCCCCAAAGTCCAGCAAGTCTTCTAAGAAATAACCCCATCATTCACCAATTATATAAACCAAGAACCGAGTGTTTGGAATAAGACACTCGGTTCTTGGTGCTGCGCGACCTAGAGGTTAGATAGGTCTTCGTTGTGGCTAGTTCCATTATGCACGAATTGTTAGATTTGTCAAGGGTAAAACGGTAGATGTAGGGGTTGTGAATGGGGGATGGTCAGGGGTTGGGTTCGCATAGGTATAAACTAGATGGATAAAAAAAGAGTCGGGTGTTATCCCGACTCTTGATAGTTGGTAGGTTATTACTAGTCTATTAGCTGTTCCATACTGCCTTAGGTTCACTCAAACCGCCTTTGAGACTAACGCCCCCGTCACTAAAATATGGACTCGCGGGGTCGCTAGAACGCAGGTGTTGCAGCGGCTCGTACATAACGTTCTGGATTTTACCAGCTAGTTGCGGTGTGCGCAGAACGATACGCTGCTCAGTTTTTAGACCGAGTTTGTAGCAATACTTGTTGTTCTCGATGAACCACAGGTACACTCCATCATCTGACCAGAAGTCTTGACGACCACGCAGTAACGCGGAGTTGGCGTTGGCAATTGGCGAACGATAGTCAAGGTATTCACGGTAAGTGACAGGGAAGTTACCGGCAACGGTCAGCGGGACGAAGTAGATGCTGGATGCGTACTGACCAGCCAGTAAGTTGCCGTTAGTGATGTTGGTAGCTTCGTGAATACCGTCGTCGGTGACAACTGGATACACGCGACCATTGACTTCGATTGTCATTGAACGGCGCATTGAGTCACGGTCAGCGATGTTGTCACGACCGTCGATAATCACGCGAGAGCCGTTACCGACGATGGAAGTGGCGCATTTGCCGGTGTTGTACTGGCACGGCCACACTTCGGTTAAGACTTGCCACAGTTCGGGGCGCATCGCAATGAAGAACGATGCGGGTAACAGTCCCATCCGTTCAGCATTGAAGTGGATAAACCACTCAAGCATTGATAGGTACTCGACAATGGACGGGGACGCGCCTTCGACGTTGTTGAAGTTGAAGTCTTTCACGTCACTATCAAGCGCGGGACATGCGACACCGTTGTCAGCATCCTTCTGTCCAGTCGCGATTTGGGAATCAAGGCCAGGGAACTCGGTGGACGTACCGTAAGTACCCTGCCACATTTCCTTGACCAGTTTGCGTTCAGCATTGACGGCTGCTGTGACCATTTCGGCCTGTGTGACAAGGGTCAGGATTTCCTGCTCGTTCAAACCACGAGGTTGTAGATTGGTCAGACCGAGGACAGACCCGACTAAGCGCAAGTCCATGAAATCGCCCCTGTGCAAACGGGTGATGATTTTGTTGAACTCCATCGTGTTCGTGTCACGACGGGTCATGCCGAAACGGGCAGTTAGGGTGCATCCCTTCATAAAGCCAGTGGGAGCGTCGTCACAAGCGTTGTCCGGTTCTGCGCCGGTCACGTCTGTGAAGCCTGTAAGACCGCCGAAACGCGGGTCTTCCTTGTTGGTGGCGAACAGGGGTAGAACGCGGTCAATACCTTGCGGACGGATGTGGGCGGTGACGATTTCCTGCTCAAGTCCGGCAACTGACCACAGACCGCCGCCGCCGTGTAAGGTGTTGGCGGTCATAGTGGATGCGGCAGCTTTATTAGAGTCTAACGCTTTTTCTAAGACAGCGGTCTGCTTTTCCATCAGACCACTCATATTTTCAAAAAGTGCTTGGGTTTCCTTATCCATTGTAGTTTCCTTCGTTTAGTTTTCTTATCCGAGTGGTTGATAGGTTAGTTGATTGGCTGTCTTGTCTGACCGCGATACTTGTCAAGGTTTTGGTTGAAGATGCCGTTTACGATGGTATCGGCTAGTGCGTCGTTGGACTTGATAACAGTTTTTTCGTCTTCAGTCTCGGCTGGCGCGGACTTACCGATTTTGGTGCGCCCATCAACGACGTTATCCTCGTCCTCGGTTGCAGATAGCGATTTCAGTTCTTCACCGAATAGCTGGTCGGTAAGCGAGAAACGGGCAGCTTTCGGAGTAAGACGTTCTGCCGATTTGAGTGCGCCGCCCTCGTCCTTCAACGTAGCGATTTCTGACGAAAGTTTAGTGACCTGCTCAGTGAGCGGGGTCAGGAATTCCTTCACCAGATTTTCACTGAACGCTGCAAACGCTTCTTTCAGTTGGGTAGTTTGGTCATCACTGAACGGTGCGGTCTTGGTTTCCGTTACAGGCTCAGTAACAGGTTCGGTAACAGGTTCGGTTGGGGGAGTTTCCTCAACAGGAACGTCCGCATCGTCACCCGCTTGTTTAGATTCAAGCCGCAACTGTTCCGCTTGTTTCTTGCGTTCAGTAATACCGTTCTCGACATCCTTGATTGCATTGTCATCGAGACGAATGACATCGCGCAGATACGCTTTCTTGTCGTCTGTGAGAGACATAACTTGCTCCTTAGTAAAAATGTGGAAGCCGGTCAGTTTGTTCGCGGCTTTATCCATAGGTAGAGGGGAAATTTCGTGCGTGGTATGTTGGATAATGACGTGTTTGTGTTGGGAGTCGCGTTCGATAGACGAACCGTGCATACCGTGAGAAACACCGATGTTGTCAGCTTCGGCTAATGCGTAGGCTTCTTTCTCGTGTCCTTCGTCAATTGTGCCGGATGCAATTGCGAACCCGTCAGCGTAATCAAGGAAGTCGGTGATACCAAAGCGAGTGCCATCAATGTGGTAGTGCCAGAGTTCAGGAAAAGGGTCTTCGCCGGAGTCGACACGCGCAACGAAATCGGTGTGGGACTTTTCTGAAATGATGTCGGGCGGCATGTCTTCGTCGATGTAATTGTTAGAATAGACCGCGAACCAGCGCAACTGTCCATCGGCAGATTTGTAGATTGAGAAGGATTTGGTCAAGTCAGGGGCGGTGGGTAAGTCACGGATGTTATGCGCTCCATCGTCGTTGCCGCTTAGAACGGCCTTGACCTTATCAAGTGCTTTGTTGATAGCAGGCGGGAAGTTGAAGTTGAAGGTGACAGCTTTGTCTTCCATGTCTGGAATTGAGGACACGCGGGATTGAAATTCTTTCATTAGCGCAGACGCTTCAGCAAACTTCTGTTCTTCAGTGGTGTCCGAGTCGGAGAAGATGTTGTCGATAAACTGTTTCAGGTATTCGGTATCTTTCTTGACAGACGATGCACGTTTGCGATTTTGAAGTAGCGCATCATATTCGCTAAAAGATTTCACGCCGTAAGGAACGTAATCGTCGGTGTCGTAGACTTCGCCAGAATAGTAATCGGCGTATAATTCCTTTTCCTCGTCAGTTGCTTTTTCAAAGGGCGGGATGGTTGACGGGTCGATTTGTTTATCCTCGTTCGCTTCAATTGCTGCTATTTGCTTCACCGCGTCGCTCCTGGTTTTGTGGCATCCCATTTTCTTACCGTCCGAGTCTTTGATAATTGCATAAGGTTTTCCATCAGGACAGTCTGCATGGTTCTTGACAATAGAGTAAGGCATAATTTTGTTGGTTAAACGGAACTGAGCGCGTGAGTCGTTATCAAACAATGACTCAACGCGCCCAGTCCGAACGCCCATAGATGGAGATGTATAGAGATTTTAGAGGATTTTTAGATATTTGTCAATAGTGACATGTTGAACAAGTTTAGAATAATGGTAGTTGAATGCCCTGTTCTATCCAATATTTCAAACGTTGTTGCGCGATAGGGACGTACTCAGATTCTAATTCAAGTCCGGTGACGGTTTCCCATTGTGCTTGATATGCGCCTATTACTTCACTCGCAACACCGGCGAAAGGGATGAAGATACGACGGGGAGCGTAATGGTCTGGAGGTAGGAGTAAAGTTGCTAAATAGCGGGTGAGGTCGATAGGTTTTAAAGTAGGATGAGGATTGCGTTGTAAATTTTGTTTATTCGGAGCATGTTCTTCTGTACCCTTGAATTCGCCATATCGTTCTGGAGTAGTTGGCTCTATATTTTCTAAACCTGCATCGCGTTCGGAGCGACTCGCCTTTGCTTGATATTTCACAGGGTCAGCGTTGAGTAGTTGTTCAGCAACTTCGTATGACCATCCTGCTTGATAAAAGAAACGGGACGTATCACCTTCGCCAACGATATGTGAATTGCCACCTTGTTTATCCAACGCTTTTACCGCACAACCTTCCACACATTCCCAAACGGGTTGTAATCCACCGCTAGTATCTTCTGTGCTATATTCATGTCCCGCGCCGTCGCCAAACGGCTTCATGCCGTCGTCAAAGCGGTTGATAACATAACTGTCCGATTCCCTATAACCAGTTATGCGACAGTCAGGGGTATGAACGAGAATGAAATTAGCAGGCCAGCGACCGTTGGCTATTGTTTGGCTATTGTTTCTATCCATCTTGCTATAGATACCATTTGAACCAAGCTGGACAGCTTGGTTCAACATTTTATCAGTTCCTATTCGTCCGCCGTCTATATTCAACGCGCCTGCACCTGTCTCTATCATGTTGTCTATTGGACGACCAGCGTAGGGTTTTTGGAACACGATGATAGGTTCTGTTGCGGGTTTCATCGCTTGCAGTCCGTAACGGTGTCCTTGCCATATTTGTGCTAACTCAGATTGAGCATCGTAATTATGTCGGGGGGAAATTACACCCGACATAGAATTGTTCTCAGTTATCAACTCACCAGTTGGGATTTGATAACCGTCTGCTCGGTCAATCTGCGTGTCGATTCGAGTAGCCTTCGGAAAACCACTACCATATCCCCATAAGAATATAGTCGGATGGATAATAAACCCCGCATCTTCTATAGCAACGGCCATCCGATGCCATCCGCGTGACCCCGCGAACGCCATACCGAACGCGCCTGGATATAGTATTCTTTTGAAGGCACGCCACGTAGCAGGGTCAAAGGCGATGTCACCACCGTCCCATTCTTTACCCATGAACCCACTAGATGCACGGGAAAACGCACCGTCTTGTCCATATTTAGCAGGCGCAGAATTCTTTTTACCAAAACGTTTAGTGATAGATGTTAGGTGATACGGAGGGTCGCACAAGAGAGCGTGATAATAAAATGCTTGGTCGGGGTTCAGATAGTTCCATGCTGCGAGTCGACGTGCGTAACGAACCGCATCCGCGTTGATAATAGAGATAGACTCTTCTGGTGGGAAGATAAAAGGTTGCGCCACAACTATTCTATTTTACCATAATGTTCTGAAATTGCTATCCGATTCCACTCCACAATCCACCAGCCCATTGTTTATTCTCCAATTGTCCGAATTAGACACATTTTATATTATTAGGAAGTTTTAGTTAAATTGCGTCACTTCACCATAAGTTTGAGAATACTCATCATGTCGTCAGGTTCAAGGATTTCGTCACGCATAAGTTTCTCAAATGCTTCGGAATGGCGCGGTTCAAACTTGATGAAGTCTGGTTCACGCCATAGAATAGGGTTTCCGTCCGCGTTTACAAGGACGGTCATTTGGACAATTGCGAGTCCTTGATTGTTACGAGCTACCGATTGCATTCGACGAACAACGTTGTACCATGCGGGTCTGATGTCTTCTGGTCGATGATTGGATGACATTTAGATTCCTTGTTTTGTGAGTTGGTAAAGTTTAGCAAATTGTCCAATTCCAACATTAGCGGTCAGAATGAATTTCGTGTCCCAACGTTGTGTTTCTGTTGATAAGGTTACAAATAGACCATGTTTCTGAAAGTAGGTATGATTCTCGCCACGTATATTTTTAGGAAAACGACTAAACAAAACTAAATCGTCTACACTATTTATAAAACCGCTTAGACGACGAATTAACAATTCAGATAATAACTTCCATTCTGACAAACTGACTTTTTCGAGATTGTCTCGATTTGTGGCAATAGTGTTGCTGAACAACTCAATATCGTGCCAAGTGAATTCAGAAGATGCTTGAAGTACATCAACAATGGTTTGTAAAACGATGTGTTCATTGTTAGGTTCTATCTCGTCTACACGATATTCAAGAATATCACCATATTTATCACGCAGATAGCTTGTTAGTATCTCGTTCACATTAATGTTATCCCATCGTAAAATATTGCTCATGTTTATTACACCTTAGAATGATTTGTCCGCTGCTCTGTCCATTGCTGAACGCATATTTGAAAAGAATTTTGTCCGGCGTAGTTTGCGGATTTCGACAGAGAATAGACGGGGTGCGATACCTTTTTGAGCCGGAATACCGCGTGCTTGCATTGCGCGACGACCAGCGATTATTGGTTGTCCCGAACCGCGATAAGATTGTAAGCGGCGCACACGCGATTTGGGCGAGTAGGGATTGGACATCACCGCCCACCGTTTCTTAGTGCCTTGGTCAACGTAGAAAACGCGCTTATCAAGGGTGGATACAGTGACTTCTGCGTGAACGCCTGCGACGCGGGTATCTACGCGGAAACGAGGCTTGGGAGTCCATGTGTTTGTAGCCTTGTCCCATAAGAGTTTGATTTCGTTACCCTCTTTGCGGAGCGTGCGTAGGATTTCGCTACGGTAGCCAGCTACTCGGAACGGACGCGGCGCGAGCGACTTGATAAATATTGCTACGTTGAAACCAGCCATTAGATTGACTCCAATTTTAGGGGTTCAAGGGGAAAGTCCCCTTTTAATGCGCATAGCCGAACAAATCTGACTGACCGCCTAGAAAAGCATCTAGGCTCAACTGTGTCGTTAACTAGATTGTCGGGAAGGGAGGCGTAGAGTACATTTGCGTAACAAAGATAGCACCTGTAACAAAGTTGCCGGAATCTTTCGTATATACCGAAAAGCTGGACGCTTTTCCAGCGGGTAAACATAAGGTTTCTAGCTATTTCTGTGTTCATTCAAGTAGTCCCTTAATTAATCTAGTTAGATACTAGTTATAACTAGTTATTAACTAGATTAATACTAGTAAAATGAGTGATTTTTATAGTTAAATAATCTGTATATATACGAAAGATTCCTGAATAATTGTTACAAGCACCATTACTGTTACGCATTTACGGTAGTTTTGTTATGAGTAGTGTGGTATCATTGTTACTAGAATTGGATAAAATTTGGGTCAATTTTATGAAAAGGACGTGACAAATGGTCAAAGTAATGAAAGAGTGTTGGCGGTGTGGAGAGACGAAAGAGGTTGGTGAATTTGTGAAGGGTAAGCGCACTTGTCTGCGTTGCAATCAGGAAGTGTGGCGCGAATGGTACGAAAAGAATAGGGAGCGACGTAAAATTTATATGCGGGAGTGGCGCAGACGGAAGAAACTTGAAAGACGGAAAGAGGAAACTGGTCATCGGCATCGTCGTAAGTAGAGTCATGTTAGTCCAGTAAGCGCAACTGTTTCTGCTTATCGGATAGCTCACGCGGGTTCAATTCTAGCGACATCACCTCTTGTTCATCGTCGGGACGTTGATTGACAGGAGTTTCGGATTCGGCTGAGTTGCGAATTTGTTGCGACGGTGCTGTTCCGACAGTTGAATCAGGGGTATTCTCGCGTTCAGTCTGTTCCTCAACTTGTGCGACTAATAGGATTTTCTCATACTCTTTGCGTAGGAATTTTAGTGCGGCCAATGATTGTTCAATAGCGACTGTATTACGAACACCGATACTCTGAGCAGCCAGTTTGTAGACTTCACGAATTTGCTTATCAATGGCTCTAATGGCGGTTTCAGGGTCGTGCGCATCAAAGTCTAACGGGTCGGATAGTTCCGCGATGGTCAGTAGTTCGGACTCAGTTTCATCCTCAGAATAGAACAGGATTTGAATATCGCGCCCATCAGGTAGGCGGCCAGAAGCTAATTCGAGTGAGTTGAATTGTGCAGAATTGATTTCGCCATTTTGGAGCATCAGTTCGCGCTCGATGCGGGTGTCGGTGGACGAGTCTTCCAAATTTAGACGGCGCGTTTTGGAACGGGACTCGGAGATTTCTGCGCGTTGGCGGTCTTGCGCATCGTCCTGATAGTCAAAGACGATTTTCAGATGTGCGGGAAGGAACTTGGAATTGATTAACTGTTCTGTGCGTGTAATGATATGACCAGGCCCTTTGCCACGTTGCTTAATGTGTTGAAGCAATGCGTCTGCACGAGTAGCACCTTGTTGTGAGGACGGCCACAGTTCGCGTATGTCCACACCCATTGCTAATGCGATTGCGGCCATCGCTATTCCGGTAGAGGTTTCTTCGTCAAATCCTTCAGGTAGTGAGGATAGCGAGATTAGTTCAAGTGAGGGTGTGTCAAGTTCCTGCTCACCGATAATCGGCAATAGCGAAAAGTTCATAAACCCTTCCGCATCAGACTTGGACGAGATTGCTTCAATTGCGTTCCCGACCACTTCTGCATCTAACCCGCCGCCTGCTAATAAAATGCCACGTAACGGACGCGAACCAAGTTTTTCAGCGTAGTAGCGGTTAATGTCTAGGATTAGACGGGCGTAGTGAGTAGCGCGTGAAATAGCGCAAAAGCCGACCCTAAACATTTCGGCACGAGTAGACGGTAACTGACTATCGTAGCCAACGCGGGTGAAATGTAGTTTTACACGTTTACCATCTATGCGTTGATAAAGGATTGGGAACTCAGGGTCGCCGGTACGGGTGCAGCGGTCAGGAGATAGATGAGCTACAGTTAAAGCTGCGCCAGTTACTCGACCAGTTTTATCACTGGCAGCATCAATGATTTCAAAAAACCGTCCATTGTCCTGACCAAGCAATGATTGTACCTGTAAGCTAAAGAATTCATCCCACCCTTGTCCAAATTCTGCGCCTTCGTATAATCTGCGTTGAAACATATCGGCATCACGCATATGCTGAGTGATGGACATATCCAACGGTTCTATATGAAACGGGATAGTACACATCTTGCTTGACATTGCGTACATTGCACCCGATAACAAATTGCTATCGTGCCATAACTTTTCTAACGCTGCATCCCGCGCTCTCGACCACCACATCGGTAACAAATCACGCGCCTGCATTATGGCAAAACGTGACAATATATCGTTGCTGCCCGGCCCACCCTCTGACGGCGAGAAGTCCTGTACGGTATTGCGTGTAGACGACTGTACGAGCCTAGTCGATACCGATTTTACACTTCCGTTCTGATTCTTCAATGCGTCTGCCATAGCTTACGTCCTAGTGTGCTAAGAATAACTAACTGATAATATGTGAAAAATTGCACAAACTCTTTTTAATGGTGGAACGAATAATATAGACGGGTGCTGAATAACGCCGCTCACACTCCACAGAATCAGGAAAAATTTTTCAACAGTTGCGAGTCGTGCAATGAGTGTCATGTCAAGTGTGTCATGCGTTGCGTGTCGTGAATAGGGGGTTAGTCAATGTAACCGCGACCTGGCACGTAGACTCTAGCGCGTGGGCGTAAAGCTAGTAAGTCGCCAGTAAGGGATTGGATAGTAGCATCGGCGGAGTCGGTAGAACGGGATAGGCGTTTGCGGATGTCGTCTTTAGACTCGGCTATGATTGCGCCGCCTGGTCGTTCCTTATAGCGCGTAGTGGTTAGCTCGGCTAGCAGGTCGTCGTTAGGCGGTAGGGCTATGAGGGTATCGCTGGTAGGGTCTAGGGACTCGCGAGTCAGCCACCATGCAGCGGTACGCTTGTTGGCAAAGTGCATCTCGCCGGTCTGGTCTGTGCGTAAGGTTTTTTCGGATGCGTTGAATGCGCGTGCAGATTTGTACCCCTCCTCGCGTAGGCGATGGTACACACCCGCACCGATGCCAATTGAGTCGATGTAGCTAAAGGGTCTGCCACGTTTGCCGCCGTGCGCATCGTGGGTACGCATGAGGTAGTTAGCGGTTTGCATAGTTGCCGTGTCCACTGAACCGCGCGGTTGCGTTACTAGCTCATCGATGAATAGCAGGGGCGAGTCTTGGTAGACTGTGCGATAGCACCTAGCAAATACGGTACGGTCAGAATTCTCGCCGCCTAGACCTACATCTGTGCCGATAGCAAACAACTCGCCCTTATGAAATTCGGGGTCTTCTGTAACCTGTTCCCATAGTCGGATAGCACGTTCAACCCATGATAGCGGGATGATACCGTCAGCATCATCTGCGGCAAACTCGCCCAATACGCGCCGTTGAAATAAGCTGGACGTTTCGCCCCATTGCCGTTTACGCTGCTCCAGCCATTCACGAGTCATGCGTCCAGCTTTGATAGCATCCTCGGCGGTTACGTGCATAGGAAACCAATCTTCTAGACCGGACTTGCGACGGTGAATATCGTAAAACCGCCCCACCGACTCGCCCGGAGTCGACACCGCAAGCACTTTGACTTCCGCGTCCTCACCGCCTGCAAACGCGCCCTCAGCCGCGTCAAATGTCTGTTCTTTGATCGCCTTCGACTCGTCGAATATGTATAGAATATGGTCAGCATGCGCACCTTCTAACGCCTCATGATTATCACTCGCCATTGCATACGCTTGTCCAGTTGCTAATCGTAACGTCTGCAACTGTAATTCCGTCCTTGTGTTGAACGGTTCTCTTCCTATAATATCCCACCGCAGCCGCCGCGCCCATTTATGTATTTCCGGCCACAGGTATTTAGTCAACTGCCGCGTGACCGATGCCGTTGTCGGGATTAACCAATCTTCCCCATCTCTGGTCAACGCAAACCACAGAATACACCAACTAGCTAACGCCGTTTTACCTAGCGTGTGCGGGCCGCGTATCGCCTGCCTATCGACCTCGTTCCACCGATGCAAAATCTCTAACTGGTAGAACGTCGGACTCTGACCTTCCTTCCATTGAATACAATCTTGCACGAATCCCGCCGCGTCTAGTTGATACTTCTGCTGAAACTCGCTATAACCCGTCTGCTTCAGCAAACTTGGGTCTAGCTTGACCTTGCGTTGCAAATTCCGCACCCGTTCCATCATCAGCGCGTTATAGGCTTCCGGCGTTAGCTCGTCAAGTGCGCTGCTAGTCATTATCCGACTCCGACTCCGCGTCCGAAAATTCAGCGTCTATAATTTCTGCGTCCACCTTGCGCCCCGCAGCTTCGAACAATTTAACCGCTTCCTGTTCACCAAACGACTCAACAGCCTGCTCGAATTGCAACCCCTGTTTCACCAACTCCACCGCATCCCGCCGCCAGTCGTTAATTTCCAATTTCAGCGACTTCCCGAACTCGTCAGTATGCAACCGTTCCAACAACCACGCGAACCGCTGCCATGATTTCGTATCCAACTCTTGCAATTTTGCTAACCAATTTGCCTTCCGTTTGGCGATTGCGTCCTGTACCGCGATAGTAAGCAAAACGAACATTCGTTCATTTTCTGGTATTTCATAGTCTTCTTTGTTACGCCAAATTTCGATTTGATTCTTGCCTCTGGTTAGCCAGACGTAAAGGGTTTGCGGGTCTACGTCGTTAGCGTGTGCAGCGTCCTTGTAATTTAGGCCGAGGATGATGGACTGCTGAATAGCCTCGATTTTCTCAGGGGTACATAGGGAATAGCGTCCGGTTAGCGCGGT